TGGATATTTGGGCAAGAGCGCGTCGGAGGGCGTGATTTTCGAGGTATCCGAACAGACTGTACGGACACTGAAAAACTGGAAGTGGAGCGGTTCGGTCCGGTACGCCGTACACAACCGGCACAACTACCACGCGCTGACGGAGTACACGGGAATGGACCCGGACAAGATCACCTTTGACATCATCCTAAAGGCGGAGCTTGGCGTGAAGCCGCTGGACGACATCGTAAAGATATGGACCTACGAGCGGGAAGGTATCGCGCTGGCTCTGACCGTAGGCCGCAAGGGATACGGGAAATACCGCTGGAACATCGTAAGCCACGACGTAGATTTTACGCACACGGACGCGCTGGGCAATCCGACCGTAGCCACCGTGTCGCTGACATTACAGGAGTATTTGAGAAAATGAGCTATCAAGTTTCAGAGGCGGATTTGAAAACCATCCGCCTGAATGAGCAGGATACCGTGTCCTCCGTGCTCCACAATGTCGCACTGATTCTGGCGACGCCAAAAGGAACCATCCCCATGTACCGGGACTTCGGGCTGGACCGGGAGTTTCTGGATATGCCGATACCGGAGGCAGAGGTCCGCATGATCGCGCCTATCCGGGAGGCGGTGCAGGAATGGGAACCGAGGGCAACGGTGAAGGATGTTTTTTTCACCAAGAGCGGAGACGGGAGCGGGCGGCTGCTTGCACACGTTGAAATCGAGATCAACGAACTGGGGAACGGATGAAAGGACGGTGAGGACCATTGAGCAGAAACACGGAGTACCAATTTGTGCCGACGGACCCGGAGGAAGTGGTAACGGAGCTGATTGCCATGTATGAAGCCATCTTCGGGACGACGGTACAACCGGCCAGCCCGGAACGGCTTTTCATCCAGTGTGTCGCGGCCATCATCATTCAGGAGCGGGTGATGAACAATTACACCGGAAATCAGAATATCCCCAGCCGCGCAGAGGGGAAGAACCTGGACGCGCTGGCGGAGCTGACCTACAGCAAGGAAAGACCAGCGGCAAAGGCGGCAACCTGTACCATGCGCTTCTCCATTTCCGAAGCGCAGAAATCCGCTGTGCTGATTCCAGCCGGGACCCGTATCACAGATGCAAGCAAGACCCTTGTATGGGAAACGCTGGAGGACAACTACATCCCTATTGGAGAGACGTACATCGACGTGGAGCGCGTCACCTGCCAGACCATCGGGACGGCGGGGAACGGGTACACGCTGGGGCAAATCAATAAGCTGGTGGACGTGTACGACTTTTATACCTCCTGCGAGAATATCACCACGTCGGCGGGCGGCTCCAACGCGCCGAGCGACGACGAGTATTACGAGCTGATGCGCTCCAGTATGGACGCATACAGCACCGCCGGAGCTACAGGCAGCTATGTCTACTGGGCCAAGCAGGTGAGCACCGAGATCAAGGACGTGGCGGCTGTGTCCCCGACGCCTGGGGTGGTCAAGCTCTATGTGCTGATGGGCGGCGGGAAACTGGCCGACGAGGAAATGAAAGCAAAGGTGCTGTCCGAGTGCAGCGCAGACGAGCGGCGGCCTCTGACAGACTGGGTGTTTGTGGAGGACGCGGAGATCGTGCCCTATGAAATCGCCTTTACATACTACACGCAGTCAGACGCCGGTATCAGCGCGGCGGATTTGTCGGCGGCGGTGGAAAAGACCGTGGAGGACTTTGTATCCTGGCAATGCGGAAAACTGGGCCGGGACATCAACCCGTCGCACCTGATCGGGGAGCTGATGAAAACGGGCGTCAAGCGGGTGGAACTGACGGCCCCGGTATTCACAAAGCTGCATGACGGGAGCGACAAGACCGTGCCGCAGCTCGCGGCCCTACAGGGGACGCCGACCATTATAAACGGGGGCTACGAAAATGAGTAATGCCCACGGTTTGACAAAGGAAAATCTGCTGTTCCGCTTCCCTGCCGGTCTGCGGGAGAATCCGTCTATCGCGGCGCTGGGCGACGTGACAATGGAGGCGCTGGCAAAGCGCCCCGCAGAGATCGCCCCGCTCTCTATCTACCCAAGAATCGACGAGCTGCCGGAGGTCCTGCTGGATATTCTGGCATACGACTTCAAGGTGGACTGGTGGGATAGAAATTATTCCATTGAGGAGAAGCGCCGGACGCTGAAAGGGAGCTGGTACGTTCACAAGCATATGGGGACAAAGGCGGCGGTGGAAACGGCAATCCGGGCCATTTATCCGCTGACCGGAAAACCCTATCATTTCCGGCTGCGTATCAACATCACCAGCGATTCCGGGGACCGGGAGCGGCAGAAGCGGGTGCTGGAACGGCTGAACTTTTACAAAAACCTGCGTTCTCATGTGGACGAGGTAAGGTATTTCCTCATGCCGGAAAAGTCCTGGGCCGTGGTCGGGGGCGTATATGTGGGAAGCCGGGAGATCGACCGGGCAGAAATCCGCGTGCCTCCGCTGAAAAAGCCAGGGGGCGAGGTTATCACCATTGCGGGCGGCGGGTTGATCGGGAGCCGGAGCGAGGGCCATGTGGAAATCCATGTTCCGCGCCTCCAAAGGCCGGGAGGAAAAACCGTTGTCTCGGCGGTTGGCATATTCACCGGAAGCTACAGCCGGGACCATACGGCAATCATTATTCCACCGCTTCAAAGGCCGGGAGGTAAAACCGCCACGATTGCGGGCGGCGCATACACCGGGAGCTACAGCAAGGACCGCGCGGCAATCAAGGTTCCGCCGCTTCGGCGGGTGGGCGGTTCGGCGGGCGTATCTCCCGGCGGAGCGCTGCGGGGAATGTACCGGAAGATCAACACAACCGTTCCCGTGCCGGAGCTTGCACAGCCCGGAGGAACAGCCAACCGAGCGGCGGCCACGGGATTTGTCGGGAGCGTCGGGAAGATCACGGTCAAGGTGAACGCAGGAAAAATCGAGGTCCCAACCGGCAGGGCCGCAACCGGCGGCGCGGCTGGCGTGTTCCACAGTTATCAGCGTGTCCGGGTTTCTGTCCGAAATCCGGCCATTACTATTTCAGGGAGGTAAAAATCTATGGCACACTGGAAAGAAGCCGCCGTCACAAACGAGGGCGTGGAAATGCTCAATGAGTGGATGGCAGGCCGGAAAATTACCATCGTGGCTGCATTCGGCGGCACGGGGACGGTAGACCCGGAACTGCTGGCCGAGCAGACGGGCCTTGTGGATATGCGGCAGGAGCTTTATTTGCTGGGCGAAGAGAACGGCGCGGACGGCAAGACGGTCCAGGTGCAGGTCCAGAACGCCGACGTTATGATGGAGTACGAGCTTAACCAGGTGGGCGTCTACGCGGCCCTGGACGTGAACAAGGACAAGGACAACCCGGAGGAAATCAGGGCCAAAATGAAGCTGCTGTTCATCATGCAGGACGAGAAGGGCGTCACCATCCCGGCGGCTATGGATGCAAGTTTCCTCCTGGAGCTGTACTGCATGATCGGCATTACCAACAACGGGCGCTTTGAGGTCAGCGTGTCCGCCGCCGGTATCGTGACCGCCGCCTATCTGCGGGAGGTATTGGAGCGGACCATTGCCGCCCACAATGCGGACCCTGGCGCACATAACAGTCTGGCGGCGCGGATGCTGGCAATCGAAACCGCCCTGAACGGGAGCGGGACCATCATCCAGGCGGGCGACCCGACCGTGGAGACGGTGGGCCAGAAGGGCCAGCACTACATCAACTCCGAAACCGGGGCGGAATTTGAGTGCGTCGAGGTCAACGAGGACGGCTATATCTGGAATCCGGTGGAGGATGGAAAATCCGTCCGCGATCTGCTGGGGGCGCTGGGGAACGCGGAAACCACCCTGGCCGATGTGGACGCACGGCTGGGCCTGCTGGAGCTGATGTACCGCACACAGGTCAACGGCAACCCCTTCACGGTGTCCTTCTCCGATATGTCCGGTCTGGTGGTGACGGGCGTATGGAACGAGACGTTGAAGCGGGTGGAGTTCTGATGAACGATTTGCGGGAATTTTCCGTACCGACCGCGCAACTGTCCTGCCTGATTGGCAACCTGTTTGCCGAACTGGAGCCGCCGTGTAGCGAGCCAGACGACCCGGATGCGCTGACGCTGTGCGGGAAAGCGCCGAGCGGGCGGGAGGCTATGCTGTTCGTCTACCGGGAGCATTGCCTTTTCGTAGGAGACCCGGAGGACCTGAACGCGGCGCGGAATGGGCGGTGCCCTGACCGGAGGTGCGGGCGTGGCTGACAAGGAATACATCTTAGGGAATAAGGCGCGGGAGCTGCTGACCTACACCAACCAGGCTACCAAGATAGTCACGGACGATGTAAGCCAGCGGGACGTGCGGAAAATCTTACAGAAAATCGCCGCCCTTGACGACATCCGGGATGTGAAGCAGGTATGCGGCCAGATGATAGGCTACCTGGACCGAAAGGACAAGCAGGGGTTTACCAAGGCCGCGTACCGCTGCTACGGCGAGGATATGCGGAAAACCGCAAAGGCCATTGTCCGGGACATCCACGCGGCCAACGGGAAAATGTTCGTCATTGAGTACGAAGAGCGCCTGCGGCTTATCGGGCAAATCCTGGATGGCTGTAGTCTCATGCTGGAGTACATTCAAATCTGCCTGGACATGGGCGTTATCTCTCTGGAGAAAAGCAAGGTCTGGACAAAGAAGGTGCTGGACGTGAAGTATATGTCGGCGTCGTGGAAGAAGAACGACGGCGCACGGGCAAAGAAGCTGGAGGCGGAGAAGCAGGCGGAAGAGGACGCCCGGCAGGTTGCCGTGGTGAAAACCGCGATAAGCCAGTACAACGCCGAAAGAAAGGTTCAGCCAAACAGAATTTAGATACTCGGCGGAGGCATCCGCCTTGTGTTAGGGTGCGGCCCGTATTTTTCCGCGTCGAACTGGTGGCTCCGTTGCCCCTATTGCAACTCCAGCAACGGTGCGACGAACGCGCAGAACGTGAACTCCAATGGCAGTTGGAACAACAACAACTGCTCCAACACGTATGGCATCCGCCCCGCTCTGATGGACCGTGAGAATTAGTAGCCTGGGAACAGGCGAACACAGTACACCATCATCAAAGGGGGCCGCATCCTGTCGAACGCCTGCGCGCGGGCCGACGACAAACACATCACACCGAGGCAGGCCGTCCCCGTATGGGGGCGCAGTCTGCTACCGTGGGGGAGCGGGCCGGTGTTAGGCATGGGCTGGCCGACCTCCCCCTATCCCCGGCCAGCCAAGATTTTAGGTGATTCAGGGCATGACCTACCAGGAAATGTGCCAGTTTGAGACGCTATACCGGGCGTACCTGACGGCACGGAAGGGCAAGCGGGGAAAGGCCGGAACCGCCCAATATGAAGCAAACGCCCTGGCCTGCACGGATAAGCTGTCGCGGCTTTTGCTGACCAAGACCTACCGGCCAAGCAAATTTGAAACCTTCAAGGTGTACGAACCGAAGGAGCGGGACGTACAAGCCCCGGCGTTTGTGGACAAGGTGGTACTGCACGCCGCCGTTGACAATATCCTGTATGACGCCATTACCAGGGGATTCATACGGGACAACTATTCCAGCCAGAAGGGCAAGGGGACCCACGACGGTCTCATGCGCCTAAAGCTCCAGATGGTCACATACTACCGCCGGTATGAAACGGCGGAGGGCTTGTAGCTAAAAGCGGACATCCGGCACTTTTTCGCATCCATCGACCACAGGAGACTAAAGCGGGCGCTGAAAAGGCTGTTTATCCGGCGGGGCCTGGATATGGAGCTGTACGACCTGCTCTGTATCTACATCGACGCATCGGACGGCCTGCCGCTGGGCTACCAGACAAGCCAGCTTTTCGCCCTCCTGTTCCTGGACGAGTTCGACCACTGGATAAAAGAGGAAAAGGGCTGTGAATCCTACGGGAGATACATGGACGATTTTTATATCATCGTCCAGACGAAGGAAGCGGCGCAACAGCTCCTTGCTGAAATCCGGGAATGGATAGATAGCCTGGGGCTGGAGCTGAACGAGAAAACGGGCATCTTCCCGCTGCGGAACGGTATCGACCTTTTGGGTTTTCATAGTTACCTGACCGAAACCGGGGCCTGCGTCCAAAAGCTGCGCAAGGATGGGATTGAAAGAATCCAGGCACGCATCCGCTACTGGAGGGCGGCATACCCCGCCGGAGAGATTACCAAGGAGAAAATCATAGACCAATTTCAAGGGTGGGACGCACACGCGGCCCACGGCGACACTCACGCATTACGGCAGAAATACGCCGAAAAGGTGGGGGAGATTATCGGAGAAGTGCCGAAAATCCACCGAAAAATCAACTCCACCAGAGAGGCCCGCATCCGCAGGAGAGCAAAACAGCAACGGTGCATCCAGAAGAAACGGGGTGCGCCGGTTTCTTTTGCCCTGCCAGCGCTGGAGGGGCCGCGCCCGGACGACATTCCGCCGTGGTAATTCAAAACCACCGTTTTGCTCGCCGCTTACGCGGCAACCGCAAAACATGGTAAATAACAAAACAGGAGGAAATTTTATGGCATCTGTCGCATTGAGCGCAAAGGCCGTCGGCTCTACCGTCAAGCTGAAAGTCGGCGGCACGGCGCGAAACTTCATCGTGGTCCACAAAGGCAAGCCCAGCGCCGCCTACGATGCAAGCTGTGACGGCGTATGGCTGTTGATGGAGGACATCTACGAAAACCGCCAGTGGCACAGCTCCAACGTCAACGACTACGCCGCCAGCACCATCCACGCATACCTGAACAATCAGTTCCTCGCCCTGTTCGACGCCAACATCCAGGCGCAAATCAAGCAGGTCAAACTTCCCTACCGCCCCGGTTCCGGCTACGGCACGAACGTCAACAACGGGGCCAACGGCCTGTCCGCCAAAATCTTCCTGCTGTCCGGCACGGAAGTCAGCATGGCGCACAGCTACATCCCGGTCCTGGGCGCGGAGCTGGACTACTTCAAGGGGTGCGCGGACACAGGTTCGGACACAAAGCGCGTTGCGAAGCTGAACGGGTCCGCGTCGGGCTGGTGGCTCCGTTGCCCCTATTGCCGCGCCAGCATCGGTGCGGCGAGCGCGCAGTACGTGTACTCCAATGGCAGTTGGTACAGCTACGGCTACTGCTCCAACACGTATGGCATCCGCCCCGCTTTGATACTTCCCTCTTCTCTCTTGGTCTCTGACGACGGCTCCGTACAGACGAACACGGCCCCGACTACGCCCGCAAGCATCACCATCCCCGAAAGCATCCAGGGCGGGACGAGCATCAAGGTATCGTGGAGCGCCGCCGCCGACAAGGAAAATAATCTGGAGGGCTATGTGGTGGAGCGGTCCGTGGACGGCGGCGGAACGTGGACGCAGGTTTACCAGGGCAGCGCCA